GTCGCAGAACTTGCACTGATACCAGGACGGATCGGTGCTGATACCCAGCGGCGGCTCGTCCGCGCTGATGATCTTCTCGGCACGTTCAAGCAGCGCTGTGAATGCATTCTTGTCGAAGTGAATCCATTCGCTGTGCAGCTCGTCGGTGTCTTTGTTGACCGCCAGATACAGCGCGCGCTCCAGCTCAGCCAATCCCATGTAAACCTGCATCTGAGCGTAGTGCTCTGGCTTGGCTCTTTCCACGCCGTTCTTGGACAGATCCGCAAAGCTCTTGGCGCTGTGCGTCTTGAACTCAATGACCGCCCAGGACTTGGGTGCTTCCGGCAGGCCGCGGCCGATCGCGTCGCACGATCCACCAAAATGTCCACCGACTGCAGAGAAGCGATGCTGCAGGCCAGTGTCTGGGTCACGGTCATAGACTTCTGCACCGATACCGCGCAACTCTTCCAGCAGGCGAACTTCTTCGCGGAAGCCCGTATCGAATAGCCGTTTGATGCGGCCGGGGAACTTCTTCTTGGTAGCCCAGCGGAAGCCATACCAAAGCGCTCGGTCGCATGGCTTGCCGATCTCTGATGCACCCAGGTGCGGGCGCGGCTCGTCCACTTTCTTCTCGTACCACTGGACGATCGCGGATGACGTGGTGTGCGTGTGCACGGGGTCAGGTAACTTGGCCATGATCAGAACTTGTACTTAGGTGCGCACGTCACATCGACCACGACTTCGGTGCTGTAGCCGTTGATCTTGCGGCGGCTGTTGATCACCACAGCGCGGGTTCCGTTGTGTTCGCACTCGTTGATGGCCATGATCACTTCGTTGCGCGTCATGGGCGTCATGAACTTGTCGGTAGCCAGTTCAACTTCGACAGGTGGGGCCGGCTTGACCGGTGGCGGCGGCGTGGTTGAGCACGCGGCCAGTGTCAGGGTGAGCAATATCAGTATCGTTTTCATTTTGGTTCTCCAGTTAGGGTGGGGTACTCGCTGCGTCTGTGCCATCGGACTCACACCGATGTACGGTCTGTCTCACACAGCATCCGCTTTCCCCCGTGATGATTACGCGGTGGCCTTCTTCTTCCAGACCGGCGTGCCGCTGGCTGCAGGTGCTGCGGCCTGGGCAGGCGCGCTTGCACGCAGCGCCGGGTTGGATGCCACCGGGGCGGTGCTGCCGCTGGACGTGTAGGACTTGATCGCGTTCTGCGGGTCGTAGCCTTCGCGCTGCTCGATGTCCACGTCCAAGACAACCGGGATGTTGTGGAGCTGGTCGGTGTCAGATAGGTTCAGCACGCCAACGGCGCGGCACAGCGAGGACAATTTGCGCTGGCTAATTTCTTCAGCTTTCTTGTTCTCGTTGCGAATGTTCAGGCGCTCCCAGATCTTGCGTCCTTTGCCTTGACCGTCGATCACTTCAAAGGTGATCTCCAGGTATTCGCCGTTGTTCTTTTTGGTTGGTTTGATCTGACTGGCCACAGCCATGCACAGATACTTGCCTTTGGGCAGCACGTCATACGACTGCGCGGGTTCAACGTTGTTTGCATCGAAGTTCAGAGAAGCCATGGTTCAGTTCCTTTCAGTTGGAGATTGCGGTGGCAAACGACTCCCAAGACAGCGGGAGAAAATCGGGCAGGCCGTAACGGTTCTTGGCCAGGTAGGCAGGTTTCTCGGTGGTGTACATCAGGCGCTCGCCTGTGGTCACACCACGCCGGACTTCTTTGTTGAAACCCACCTCAGTCTCTTTGGTAATGACGCGGTAGTTGCAGAAGAGCACGGCATCGCACCACTCCTGCACCAGCGCTGAAGAGCGCTCCTGCAGCTTGGGACGGTAGCGGTCATACGGCTCAGTCTCCGGCGAATCAAAGCGCTTGATCTCGGTGTGAGCGATGAGCACCACCGCCATGCCTTTGTCGTCACGCAGGGCGTTCAGACCGTCGAGCACCGTGCGCCAGTAGTCCGCGGCGATCACAGCGCCTTTGCCGTAGGCCAGCGCTTTCTCGTCGTGCTTGCTGTGGATGTCCTTCCAGATCAAGTTGTCCAGCCAGTCCAGCGAGTCGATCACGACGGTCTGGAAATTGTGATCTTCTTCATACAGTGTGCCGATCGCACCAAGCACGTCGTCAAAAGACTGCGCAAGGGGGAAGTGATCGATCTCCAGGCGGCCTAAGCCATCCTCGGTCAGGATGAAAATCGGGTTCGGAGCGCCGGCCCCGAAGGTGGTTTTGCCCAGGCCGTGCGGGCCATAGATCATCACGCGAGGCGCTTTGATGCCGGTCGATCGTTTGATTGAGTTCAGATTAAAAGCCACAGTTGAGTTCCCTTTCTACAGTTAAGGACGCCACAGGAGAAGATCCAGGGCGCAGACGACAATGCCCAGAGCACAGACGATCATGATCAGGATCTCGGGGTCGATGCGTTTCTTATTGCTCATTTCAATCCCCCGCTTTCTCGTAGACGTCGATCAGGTGATCAAGCCAGCGATGGCGGTAAACCTGAAGATTGTTGCCTTCGTAGATGTGCGAAACATCTATTTTTCTTTTATGTATTAGCCATCCGCTTATGTACGAATGTGGGTGCAACGCTTTGCTTATCTTTTGAGTAACACGACGCCCTTTTTCCGCGTCTTGTCGAGTTAATTTGGCCGTTGCTTGCCAGATTGCTCCACACACACATCTCGATTTGTCCGGATGACATTTTTCACTTAGCCGCAGCCGCGTTTTTGCTAAGCGCAGGATCTCTGAAGTTTTCATGCCTTCACCTCGACGCTTGTCTTTGCAGGCTTGACGGTGATGGCTTCGGACAACTTGGACCAGATAGCCGGCTCGTTGGCGCGCAGGAATTTGGCACCCGTGCTGTCCAGCTCGACCTTGGTCTTGATGGGACGGTACTGCTCAGGCAACTTGGCGCAGATCTCTTGCAGCTTGGCGATGTCCGCGCTGTAGGACAGTTTGCCGGTGACGGTGACTTTCATACCGTTGGCAAGTTCGGTGGTGGTAGCGCCTTCTTCCTTGGCACCTACCATGGCGATGATCTGCTCTTCGATAGCGACGCGGCGCTTGTTGGCCTCGGCCTCGACGCGCTTGGCAGCGATTAGATCTTCGACCAGGTGATCGATAGTGGTGTTGGTTTGCGATGCGAGTGAGATGGTCATGTTCAGTTCCTCCAGTTCAGTTGCTGACGTGTGTCAGTGAGGCGATAGTCTCACGGTGATGAGGATTCCACAACATCATTCTCACGCAATGACGATTGTATTTTTCAATCGATCAATCAGGTTCGATTAAGAATGGCTATGTAGGCTGCAGCCACAGCACGCGGGCGGTCCAGGCGATCTCCTGATTCTCCAGCACCGTACCGTCCGGCACCAAGATCAGGTTGTACAGGCCGCGCTTGTACCCACGCCGGATAATACCGCGCAGCAGTCGGCCGTCTTTCAAGGCCACGATGGCCAGCCGGTCGATCCCATCTTCCGCGGTCTGCTGCAGGCCGGAGATGAAGTTGATCCACCCGTCATAGATGGAGTTCACCGCCCGATGCTGGATGGCAAACGACCCGTGCGGTACGTCGGCCGGGGCGAGCACCATATCGTGGGTGCCTGCAGGCAGCAAGGTCACTGCGCAATCCGCGCCGACGTAGCCTGCGATCGGGACTTTTCTCACGTCATCGAGCACCTCGATGCCGGCCTGGCGCATGACCTCAGTCACGGGCACCAGCAGTTGATCCGCGATCGCCTTTGCCTCGTCCATGGACATGGCGCGCCGTCCCGCAAACATCAGCGAAACGGCAGCCGGATCAAGGCCGATCTTCTTGGCGAGCTGGCGCTGGGATAACTTCAGATCGCGCAGCCGCTCCTGGAACCAGGTCTGATTTACTTCTGGCACAGCAGTGCTCGTAGTAGGACGACCTGAATGTTGCGACGGCAACAACGTGATGTCAAGTGTCGTAAGATTGACCCTATTGATCACTTTTCTTCTTCTCCCCTATGCCTGTTCAAAAGCATTCGATGCAACCGGCCGCCACGGTGGTGGCACTGTTTGGTGGTTGTCGTCCGATGGCTCGGCTGTTGGATCTCAATGCCTCGACCATTTCCCGCTGGACTACCGCTGCAAATCAAGGTGGCACTGGTGGCCGTATCCCTCAAAAGTACTGGAAGCTGATCGCCGACTGCGCTGCGCAGCATGGCAAGAAATTGACGGTCAATGACTTGGCCGGCTGGGCTTAGTGATGCGAATGCCTCAACGTTGTGTCACAATCTAATCGCCAGCGCCCAACCCTTTGACTAGCTATCGAGGGGGCGTCGTTCCTGTCCCGATGGGCGCTGGCTCCTTCATCCAGGACAGATGACCAGCAGGGACAGGAAATGCACATCACACCAGAATTCATTGCACGCCATCTTGGCGGCGCATCAAAGTCCGGCGACAACTGGAGTTGTCGGTGTCCAGCGCATGACGATCGGCGCTCGTCGTTATCCATCACCGAAAAGCAAGACGGCAAATTTCTTGTCCATTGCCACGCCGGCTGCGACCAGGCGCTGGTGATCAGCGAGCTGAAGGCGCAGGGCCTGTGGCCTTCTAGTGCAAAACCTACACCCAACGCCTTGCCACCTCCGGTGCAAATCAGCATCGGGCAGGGCAAGGGTCAAATCATTGCCACATACGATTACGTGGACGAAGACGGCGTGCTGCTCTACCAGGCCGTGCGCTACGAACCGAAAGACTTCCGGCAGCGCGCACCCAACCACGACGGCACCTGGCGCTGGTCGATCAAGGGCGTGCGCCGCGTGCTCTATAGGCTCCCCGAAGTCCTTGCCGCAGTCGCAGAAGGCCGCACCGTCTACATCTGCGAGGGCGAGAAGGACGTCGAGGCCGCACGAGCGCTGGGACTCACAGCCACCTGCAACGCGATGGGCGCGGACAACGGAAGCGGGAACAAGTGGCTTCCTGAGTTCGGGAATTTCCTGAAGGACGCAAGCGTAGTCGTTGTTCCTGATCAGGATGACGCTGGTATTCGGCACGCCGAATGGGTCATCAATACGCTACGTGGCGTGTCGAAAAACGTCAAGGTTGTAAACCCTGCGGCAGGTAAGGATTTGGCCGACTGGATCGAACGTGGCGCAACTGTCACAGACATCGAAGCCGCGGCGATCGATGCCTTCGCCACAGAATCCGGCAACGATATCTCTCCTGCCATCGAAAAAAAGCCTGCACTTTTTGTGGATGTGGGCGAGCTGATCGACAACTTGAAGCCGATCGACTGGCTGGTTGAGGACTACGTCGAGAAAGATTCCCTGTCCCTGATCTTCTCGCCGCCATCGTCGGGCAAGTCATTCATCCTGGTGGACATCGCCTGCTGCGTGGCCACCGGCACACCGTGGCACGGACGGCCAGTCCAGCAAGGACCTGTTTTCTACATCGCAGGCGAAGGCCATAACGGCATGGCCAGGCGCTTTGCAGCCTGGCAG